AGTTAATTTGCTTATTCTGCAAACCTTCAGTAATACGAGCTTCTAGGAAGTCACGGTTACGGATGATATCGATGAACTCGTCAGCGGATACTTTACCGATACGAGTAATGTCAATACCACCTACTGTGCCGATCCAGTTAGCATTACGGTTATTCAGGTTATCTGTCTGAGTAAATGTCAGAGGGATATTAGTAGCTGGGTCTTGAGAAGCAGCAACGGCAGAGATGCGGTTGTTAGCCCAGATTTTAGTACCCGGATCGGAGGGTGCAGCGATAGCGATAAACGCCATCTCAGGGAAAGCAGTATCCGCTAGGTGGTGGAACCAACCAGAGGTACGGAAGAAGTTAGATTCTTCAAGCTTACCAAGTGTATCCCCCGCTGCTGGTGGAACTTGCAGAGCGGTAATACCATCAGCTTCCTGTACAGATACAAAGTAGACCTTAGTAAGTGCTTCTACAACAGCAGCCATTGCTAGAATGAACGCTTGAGTGTGATCGTTAGAGGCAATGAAGTAGTAATCATTGTCAATGATAGTGATCGCTGTAATTACGTCAGAAGCAGATTCAGTTACTGTAGCAACCTGAGTCAGTTTAGTGATCTTAGTGACAGCAAACGGAGTACCCGGTGTAGCTTCTGCAAGTGTCAGGGTAGTAGTACCACCAACTGTAACACCAACAATACCAGAGAGAGCTGACGATAATGCTGTGACAACCTCAGTACCTGTTTCAGAGCCAGTGGTAGTAGTAAAGGAAGCTGCGATAATCACACTGTCTGTACCTACCACAGTGATCTCAAAGACCTGACCAACAGCAGTTACAGCGTCTGGAGTGTAGGTTAAAAGGTCTACGTCGCGACGACCTACCTTAACAATACTAGGTGGGATATCTTGAGCGAAGGCTGCGGTTACAGCAATCAACTCATCAGAACCTGAAGGTAGATCTACAGCAGCGGCAGTTACATCAGGATAAGAACGAACACGTTCAGTAAACCAACGATGTGACCCGATGAAAATAGGGATACCGAATCCTGCACGGCTGACCCCTGAAGTTTGTAAACTAATGTTTACTGTTACAATATCTTGTAGAGCCAAGATAGTTCTCCTTTAATTAAGGTGTGGGTACAGTTATACTGACATCAAGAGGGTCTGGATCACCAGTCCCATCAAATATCTCACCAGTAAGGACAACTTTGTTGAAGCTATCGGAACCTTGAGTATCGACGAAGGTATCTGTAATATTAAAAGTAATGTTGAAAGAGGCAGATTCTAAAAAGGTCTCTGCAAGTAGGATTGGTAATTGATCTACGCCATCAACAATGACTACAGACCCCCCTGTGGTGCTTCTTATATCTCCAAGGACTCTGTTCAGTCTGAAGAACCCATGAAGCTTTTGAGCTAAGTTAATGGCGTTACCACCATAAACTCTGTAATTTAGTAGAAGCTGTTTATTCGTTTCGTAGACAGTTTCGTCATTACTATTGATTGTTTCTGAGTATAGCCAACCAGATTCATCTACTGTATCGAGTACGTCGATAGTCACATAAGGATAGTCCGGTTTAGGACCATCTTGCCTCGCTCTAATTACAGCAGGAAGAGTACCAGTTGCACCTATAAGTGATAATTCTGTTGGTAAGGCTTCCCTTGCTACCCCGATGAATTTGTCAAGTATACCATCGTAGTCGATTGCCATCACGACACCCTCCGTTATAGGTTTCCATTTGTAGGTTGATCATGTCTAACGAACACTACCTTGTGGTGGTCAGCAGCGAGACCGAATCTAGACCAGTTCTCTGCATTAAATGCTTCGTATGTCAGACCGTCAATTACTGTGGTATCCGCTGTCTCTTTACTAGAGATCTGCATCACCGTCTTTAACAAAGTAGCCGTATAAACTACTAAGGCGTCTTCCGCTTGCTTACCCTCAGGTAAGACAGTTTGTGTATCGGATAGCTTAAAAGGTTGGATACTACATTGGATATCGAAGGGGAGTGGTGGTGTTGGGTCATCAGTCCACCTACCTTTATCATCCCAGAAACCACCACCATCATCTCTGGTAATGGTAATCGTTGAGGATCTTAATAAACTGAGTACCATTTACTTCTCCTTTGTCACTTTCTTGCCTCTAGATGTTTTAAAGGCTACCTTTGACTTCAAGTCTCCAGTAAGTATGAGTGGGTTGTTGAACCTCTTAGGAGGAACAGCGTTAGGTACTAGGGAAGTGCTTCCGAATACCTTCTTTTCTTCTTGGATGAAGAACCTTCCAATATCGTTCAGGAACCGAGCGTCTGATTTATCTCCTGACTTCCTATTATTCCATGCTTTGAATATCCTCTGTAGACCTTCATCTTTCAATTGCCTATTCCTGAAGAATAGGATATCTAGAACTGGTCGAGCAGGGAGGTTCTTTTCAGGATTACCTGTGTGGTGTAGCGCCATCAACTCAGGGTAGGTCATCCCTGACGTTTTATGCTTGCCTTGAGATTTGAAGTGACCTATTTCAACAAACTCTTTATTCAGACGAAGAAGCTGTTGTGTAAGAATTTTGAACTGACTTCCTTGCCGCTTTAGGTTTACTTTTAGAGTCATCTGGTTTACTCACCCTCTTTGTACTGGTTCTCTTATCCATATTGACTTCTTCTACTTTAACAGTCCCGTCTGGATAAGTGGTGGTTCGTGTGACGATTCCCATAGTTTATCTCCGTTTCCGTTTTTCTACATAATGTTATGGTTAAAGGAATAGATCGTCATCCCTTAATACTGAGGAGGTACTTACTACATCAGGGCAGGTAATATCCACGTCTAGTAGGTTATCAGCGTTTGCTTCGTTAGTGAGTTTGAATACATCACTAGGGGCGATCTGCATACCAATACTTGTTATACCTGCGTTCTTCAAACCTGTGAAACCGAGAATAGGACAGAGATCTACAAGTGACTTAATAAAGTCGCCCCAAGGGTCTGTACCAATTGTTGCAAATTTCTCTAGTTCGACATCACCAACCTTCTCTTTCTTTGTACCTTTGGTATCTACCTGAAACTTCGACTTGTTAGCTAGAGCTATTGACCTGAGGCCCTTACATAAGGCTTCTGCAAAGTTAACAGAGTCATCTGCTGGGATTTGATTAGCAATAACACTTTCGTTAATTGCAGTCATGAATGCGTCAGAAAGGACATTACCAGCAGGCAACCATAATTTCTCATCGGCTAATAGTTGTGCTCTGTCTATAATTGCCACTGTTTCCTCCGGTGTTTATATTGTTTTTTGTTATTCATTCTCGTTGGAAAACAAATAACAAAAAGAGCTACAATTAAGTAGCTCCTTGGGTATTACTTTAAACTATCTTAGACAGTCAGTGCACGAATCAACTGGGGATTCACGTTGATTGGTAGGCAGTTGCTTTCCTGATTCATAGTGACACCATTACGCTCATGCTCACGGCTCCAAGCGTAACGCTTCTGAGCAGTCGTGTTCACGTATGTACGTGTCTGAGCAGGAGCATAAGCACGTTTCAGGAATGTCTCGGCACCTACAGGGATCAGGTATGCATCATCGTCACCGATCATCTTAGTGCCCAGAATAGAGGCACTGTAACGGATGTAACGCAGACCGTCGAAGGAATCGAACCACTGATACTGGAAACGACCATTACCAGAACCGAAGTTACTAGTAGGAACGGACATTGTTTGCAGATCAAGGATACCACGCATATCACGGGCGAGTCCTTCTTGCTTCTCGATAGTCAGACGTTGGTTGAAGAAGTCCTTACCACAGATAACGACAGGCATATCCATAGTGTTGTTGGTCTTCTCAACATCAGTTTCCAGCAGGTCAAGCTGCTCAGCAAACAGTTGGAAGTGGTCTACAGCACCAGCCAAGTTCATAGAGATCTTAGCAGGACGAGCACCACCCAGAATGTCGGTGTGGTAGTTGAATACTGGTTGTGGTCCACCACGAGTGATGTTGGTATCCAGAGTCAACAGTTGAGCAAACGCCAGCTCGTCGAACATTGCCCAAGACTTCTCAGCCTTCATGTTCATACGACCCAACAGGTATGCTTCGTCCATCAGATCCTGTGTTCCCGGTTGACGCTTGTTAGCGTAGTCCTTAGGAGCAACGTTAGAACGGATACCGAAAGAACCCACTTCGTAGATCAACTGACGAGCTTTGTCTTTCTGAATATCTGGGCCGTAAGCATCAAACGCTTTACCGTCAGGCAACTGAGCGGTGTCATCCAGTTCATCGTACTTAACTGTGTTTGTTTGTAGGAAGATATCGTTGGATGTACCACCCAAGAGCGCGGTCAGAAGACCGGGGGAGACCTGAGTTCGTTCTACAAGAGGACTTACATCCTCCATCTCAAAATCGCTTCCTTGGGCTGGGCTTAGCGCCTTATCGAATTCGATTCCGCTTTGTTCAATTTTCATATATTAGAATCCTTAAATTAAGAAGTGAATACTGGAGTAACAACTTCTGCGTTGCTAATAGTTGTGATGCGAACGTCTTCAAGAGCTGACAGGAACTCAGCTTGATCAGCAGCAGCTACAGAACCCCAGATGAAACCTTCGTTAATCAGGGCAGCTTCACCACGGTAGATGGCTGTCATGTTAACTGGTGTCGCAGACAGAGCGGTGTCTTTCTTGTTGAATCCTACTCCGAACAGGTCGCCTGCTGTTACAGCGATACGGATCTTCCCAGCTAGTGGAGAAGTACCTGCTGTATCGACTGCGTAAGCCTTACGAGCGGTCCATGTAGGCCCAGCAGCTTCAATAGTCTCGCCACCAACAGTTGTAATGAAGGTAGGCTCAGAAGCTAGAGAAGTACCAGCAAGGGTACAAACATACTCATTACCATCACGAGTAGCGGGTTTAACGATATCACCTAGTGAGTAGGCAGTTGTAGCAGCCCAATCAGCAGGGGCAGCGAGTACGATAAAGGAAGCTGTTGCTTCGCTCCACAATAGCGGGATACCAATGTTATCAATAGATCCAGTACCTTCTACGCCAACGGTGGCATAGTTGAAACGTACCGCTGTGTCTTCAGCGAAGTTATCAACAGCTTTTACTAGATCAGTTAGGAATTTACGAGCAGTAGCGTTAACTGGCATTACTTAACTCCTTCAATTTTATCTTGTGCTTCACGAGCGCGTTCTGCAAGAGACTTAACAATGGGGGTCTCAGATTCCCCACCTTCACCAGCTTCTTCGGAAAGAGCTTTAGAAAGTTCACTCTCGTCTTCAGGCTTAGCGGCTTTAGCCTTTTCAACTTCAGCTTCGGTACGAGCTACTAGAGCGTCGAAAGCTTTTGTAACAGCTTCTTGCCCTTCAGCGTCCAATCCAGCGATAGCGCCAGCTACAGCTTTATTTACTTCAGCTTCAAAGTCGTATCCACTCAGAGTGTTTACAGCTTGAGAAACTGCTAGTGCCTTTTGCAGGGCTTCAAACTCTTCACGAGTTACGTCAGTCATATGTTTACCTTTAGTTACTTGGTTATCTTCCCCCACCTTTGCCTCAGCAGAGGAAGAAGGGGTCTGGTTATTATCTTCACCGAGGTGTTTCTCAAGTGAGATAAATTCTTCTCCAATACCCTTTAGGATATCAGCTTGTTCTGTATCAAGGTCTTCGATAGTAGCTTTCTTTGCCTTGCTCAATTCGTATGCGTCATTCTTCAAACTAGCGGCTCCACCCTGTGAAGGACTTGTGTATGTAAGTTCTGGATGATCCCAGTCGAAGTTAACACCTACCAGCTCGCGTGTAGCTTCTGGTTGGCTTTGGATATCGGCAAGGTCTTTAGTAAGATCAACAGACCCTTTGAAACGTGCTCCGATACTTAGTCCTGAGATATCACCAGCGACACGCATATCAAATGCAGTCTTATTGGTGAATAGGGTTTTAGCAATTGGTTGACCTTCAGGAACAAGTTGATCCCCGATCATACACTCGACAGGATTGACCCATGCTTTATCTAGTGTCCAAGAATCAGTCTTATGCTTGTGGAAGAACCCACTCTGCAACCGACCTTCGTCATTAGCCTTGTTTAGGCTTTCAACCATGCTTGTGATGTTTTCAAGATCCATTGTATCGCCATGACCATCTGACTCACCGGGGGCGATGTAGAGTGGCTCGATAGCGAACATTGCGTCATCGTCAGTACCGAACTGTTTGATGACATCCATATCAGGTTTCTTTGAACCACCGAAGTACTTATCAAGGAACTTGGAAAGAGTACCTTCAGTAATTGGTGCGTCCAGAGATTTCTCAACTTCTTTAAAGTCGGTTGTACGAATAACTTCTACACCCTCTTCACTGATCTCTACTTTAGTTTCTGACATAGTGAATGTATGTTTGAACGTTTTAACTTTATCGAAGTCATCATCCCAACGTGAAATAAATACTTCATTTGTGTCTAGATCGAAGTCATCAATCCATCCACGGGTAATTGCATTTGACAGTAAGTTACGTTTATCACTTACCGTTGCCTTGTCTAGAGTCTTAACCATTATTTATAATTCCCCTCGTCGTCTAAATCTTCTAAGTTGACAACTTTACCAGTTATTGTATCAACAAGTTTGTCTCCGTCCACGACTAATTGCTTAGAGACACTGTTATTTGTATTTGAACCACCAGTCTTACCGCCCTGAGAGCTACCTGTACCTGAAGTACCCCCTGATTCGCCACCACGAGCTGTGTCGCCATCGTCAAAGGTTAGGTCTTCAATACCCTCAGTAGGCCAACCAGCGTCCTTGTAGAGCGCCTCAAGAGCTTGTGGGGTCATACCACCAACTGACTTTGCACGTTGGATTACCTTACTGATTACATCGAGGTCAGGCTTAGAAGGATCGGCTGCTTTAAAGACAGGCATATCTTTCCAATCTAAGCTGATGTTGTTAATAGCTAGAAGACGTGGAGCCAACTGGTTATTAATCACATCGGTCTTCCACATAACACTACGATTAACGTAGTAGTCATGGGTAGTCATCTGGTTAGATGATAAAGCGTTAGATCCATGTCCGGACTGTCCTAGTAGTAGGAAGCCAGTGCCAAACATGTTGTAAATACTTTTACGCTTCTGGTCAATGATGTCAGAGGTGTTATATTGCTTACCACCACCATCGATACCTTTTAATTCGAAATCGAATAATGGAGTCTTTGTAACTTCATCTACATCGGAGGTAAGTACGATGTAACTTGATTCACCTGCATGTAACGCCCCTGCATCCTTCTGAAGCTGTGAATACTCTGCTGCTTCGTTAGGGTATGTAGCTGGGTCGTTAGCACGGTCAATAAGCTCTGAAGGTACACGTAGTACTACAGCACCACCCAAATCTTTAGATACACCGACCACTTCATAACGCTCTACCAATTTCTTTTCCAACCAAGCGTCATAAACATGAGTTAGTGGAGAATCCCCTTGTGGATTATTATTGGTAGGGTTGTGCCTGAAGTGCAGCATCTGCTGAGTACTAATGAAAGGGTAACGTGGTCGTAGTGTCCCATTTGAGATACTAGACAGTAGAATACCGTTTTCGAATTCTGATGCTTTGGGTTCTCTTAGTTGAACCCTATTAGGCTTCTGTACAAAACCTTTTAAAT